CTGGCCAGCAGCACCGTCGTGTCATTCACGTAGGTGTAGGCCGTGTCCACGTAGTTCACGTAGACCTTGATGTGCTCCCGGCGGATGTAGGAGAAGGGAATGGAGAACTGGGTAGTGCTCCCATTCCCGGTGTAGACGACAAAGGCGTAGGCCATCAGCGGTTCAGCTCCAGGATTTGAAAGTTGTCAGCGCCGGTCGCGGAAGCACCAGGTACACCGTACTGACGGATGTAGTTGAGTTCATCCTTGCGACCTTGAAGCTGTTGCTGGGATGCCTTGATTTCAGCGCCCTTCGGCGTTGTATTCAAGAACAGGTCCTTGGCCAGCTTCTTGTAGCGGACGATCTCTGCCTGGATCATGGCGGCCCTGTAGCTGACGTATTGGCCTGAAGGCGGCTCAACGGGCAGGGCCTGGTAGTCACGGGTGCGCAGCAGGGCGTCGACGGTTTCGTGCCAGGTGCGGCCCGTCTCGTCCTTCACCGTGGCGAACATCTTCGTGTATTCGCCGAGTTCTGTTCCGGTCAGGAACATCTCAGGTCCAAAGTCGGATGCCTTCGGCCCTGAGAACACGGTGCCCTTGCCGTGCATGTTGAACATCTCCTGCTGCACTGGGTTCGTGATCTGCTGGCCAACAGCAAATGCGTTGACCAGTGGCACGAACTGCATCAGGGCTGCCGCAAACGGGAAGTTTTCGGCCAGTTCATTGCTCCACAGCAGGCTGGGTGTGTAGACCGGCGGCGCGCCGGGCAGGGTCCAGTCCAGCCTTGCAGGGTTTTCTTTTGAGTAGCCGGGCAGTGCGTTCTTGATCTCATCAAAGGTCTCCTGCCAGAAGCCCATAAACCCACCCTCAATGCTGGGCTCGATGCTCCTAGTGACCGGATCAGTAGAGCGACGTGCCTGCCGCAACGCGGAGCTGTAGGGCACCATGCTGGCGATCAGGCGCTGCACAAAGCGGCTTTGGGCGCTGCGCTTGTTGGGCCCGGTGAAGACCTTGCTGGGATCGAACGCGGCTTCGTACAGCTCGTTGATGCCCTGGAAGTAGGTCTTACTGAGCATGCCGCTGGCCTGGATCTTCATCAGATCAAAGACCAGCGAAGCGCCAGCGCGGTTGCGCTGCTCGGTGGTCATCATCGCGGCCGTGTCGTTGTAGTCCGCGATTGCGCCAAACAGGCTGGCGTAAGGCTCCAGGGCGGCGATGGACACTGGCGCGCCCCAGGTCATGGCGTCCTCGTCCCAGAACTGAAGGCTGTACGGCAGCTGCCGGTCCTTCATCCACTTCTCTTTCTGCTGTGGATCCAGTGGGCCGCCACCGTTCAAGCGGAGGAAGCCCAGGTTGGTCGCTGCCCAGATGGCGACCAGGGCGCCGGAACCCATGGCGAACTCGCCCATGGCGCGTTGCCTGGTGCCAGGGTCAGAACTGACGACGTCACGCCACCAGGTATCGACAAAGACCGCTGCAGGCGTGTTGCGGGCAACGGACTTGATGATGTTCGACGGCACCCGTTGGAACGGCTGGATGAAGCGGAACACCGGGCCCACAAACTTCATTGCCGACAGCGTCGCCAAGGTCTCGCCAGGCAGTGATGCAAGGCGGCCCAGGGGGACGGGGCCATTAAGCATGCCTTCGGCTGCCTTGTGATACCAGAGGCCCTCGTCGACGTACTTCTTGGCGAAGTCCTGCAGTTCTTTCCCTTGAAGGCCGCGGCCTTGGCCGACTGACAAACCTTGCTGCAGAGTGCGTGGCTCAAGGTCAGCCCAGATCTTGTCGGTGAAGTTCACGGCGTCCATGAACTTCTGCGCATCAGGGCTGGTCATCGCCATGTCGGCGAAGGTTTCGCCTTTGATCACGATGTCCTTCAAGGACTGCTCGACGCGCTTGTCGGCGTACTTGTAGGCGTAATCAAAGGCTTCCTTGCTGTACTTCTGCAGGCCAGCCTGCTGGGCCAGCTCCATGCCACGAGGCATGTGGCGGAAAAACTCGTATGAGTACCCCGCCAGGGAGCTGTTGAATGCATCGACCGTGACGGCCATGCGGCCACCGACAGTGCCGAGCACCTGCCACAGGCCATTGGCAAACCTGCCGGCCCTGGTCTCTGCAAACTGCTGGCTCATGTCCAGCGTGTTCAGCGTGTAGCCGGTGCGGGCATCGGGGGCCATGCCATCCAGTTCGCCTTGCGCCTCGCGGGCGGCAACGCGGTCCAGGTAATCCAGTGTGCTGGAGTCGACGTTGTACACCGGGCGCCCCGTGACCCATGCGGTCTTGGCGACGCGCAGTGAGTTGCCGATGTTGTTGAAGTAGTTGCCGAACATCTGCATGGAATACAGAGCCCGGTCCCAATCACGCTCCATGGCGCCGCCCAGGGATTGAGCGACGGTCAGGCGGGACAGGTTGAAGATGCCGTTGAACAGGTTCTTGCCAACGGTCACGCCACTGGTGAGCAGGTTGCTGCTGCGCAGGATCTGCAGTGCATTGAGCGGGTTTTCCCGATCGGTGCCAGCAGCAGGCAGTGAATCCCATCCACGCCACACCTTGTTGCGCATCTCAGGGCGATCACCCATCACCTCAAGCATTTGCGCGATTTCATCGGCGACTGCCTCGGCCTCAATGCTCATGCGGCCAGTGGTAACGGCCTCATTGAGCTCAGGGAACTTGGCGGTCATCTCGTCAACGACTGGATTGGTGCCAGGAGGTGTCGTCAGCTCTTCGCGCACTGCGATCTCGACCAGGTTCTGCGGCGTTTCGCCAGGGGCTGGTGTCGGTGGCGCTTCGCCTGTTGCCCGGCCGTACTCGTAATCACGAGGCAGCTGCATCTCAAGACCCAGTTGGCCCCAGGGGCGGGTCACCTTGGCGATGGCGATGTGTGCGCGACGTGCGGAGTCAGCCGCAACGATCAGTCGGGCGAGCTGTGCCTGGCGATTGACGCCGGGGTTGTTGGCGCTGTTCAACCAGGTTGCAGCTTCCAGCTGCGCGCGGGCATGGAGCTTGTCGGCGTAATCCAGGACGCGGTTCAGGGCACCCTGCTCGTATTCCCTAAACGCACCGCTCAGTTGCTCCAGGCCGCGCATGATGGCAGCGCCGTCTTCGCCGTGACGATCAAACCAGCGCTGGTTCATGCGTTGGATTTCAACGCCATTGAACGGCTGGAACCCAGTCATCTCTGCCCTGGTGGGCGACAGCTTGCTCATGGCAGCAAGGCCAGGAATCAGGTCCTCACTGCGGCCGGTGTACACCTGCTTGCCAGAGGCGCTTTGCGTCTTGGCGAAGTCATTCGCGCGCCACAGGTCTTCCATGGTCACTTCACCGCTGAGCAGCTTTTCGCGGTTGGCCTGCAGCAGGCGCGCCCAGTTCTGCACCCAATCGGGATCGTTCTGCCCCAGTTCAGGCGTGCGGCCATTGGGCGGCTCGGGCGGCTCAGCCTCGGAATACATGCCCTTGCGCATGCGTTCCATGCGGTCGATGCCTTCGACGTCACGCATGCGGTTAAGCATTTCAAGGCGACCGTCGCCAGCGGTCAGCGCATTGCCCAGGCTGCCCCGCTTGGCCATCTTGCCGCTGTAGGCAGCTTCAAAGATGTCGCGGGTGGAAGTCCAGCCGCGGTCCAGGGCCCAGTTGCCGACGCGCTCGATGAAGGTGACAAACCGATCAAGGATGTTTGCTGCCTGAACGGCTGCCTGCACTTGGACCTTGTCCAGGCCCTTCAGATCCAGCGGGAAACCTTCTGCGTCAACGCGCTTGGGATCCATGCCGAGAAGTTGCTTCTCGGTCATGCCCAGCATGTATGCAGCGACAGGTAGATCGTTGTCGCGGGCGTAGACGTAGCGCTCAAATGCAGTGGCCTGCTGCTCAAGCATGCCCTTGGCGGTAGCGCGCTTTGACTTGCCAAGGCGCATTTGGGCGACAGAGCTAGCCAGGACGCGCAGCTCGTCCTCTGTCATGAAGTTGAACTGCAAGGCATGCAGCGCTTCGTGATAGCCGGTGCTGATCTTGCGCGCGGCGCCGCCCATGGCGTAACGCATCTGGTTGATGACCACGATGTTTTCAATCGGGTCAAACAAGCCGCTCACAAAGG